AAGTATCATTGTTTCTTTTGGAGTAAGCAAAAGAAACAAAAGCAGCGAAGTTGTTTCGATTTGAGAGGATAGGAGGCGTGAGGTGACTTTAACACTCAGCAGCATGATCAGTTTAGTTTTACAGGACCTCTTTGACCCTACGAATCAGCGGTGGCAGAACTCGGACATCACAAGGGCAATTGATCGTGCCGTGGATCGCTACAGCGAATATTACCCCCAGGTCGCTGAAGTCGACATGGCAACACAGCCGTTTCAAAGAACATACCCCTATCCTACATCATGGAATGCTAACTATCCAGTGCTCTGGATCGAGAAGATTTTGTATCCATTGCAGGTTTACGGCAGTCAGTTTGCGGCGCCAGTCTCAGTGCCATCAGCAGCAGCAGCATCTGGTAGCGGGATGAGCACAGGAGCATATCAATACTTGGTGACATATCTAAGCCAAGGCGGTGAAACACCAGCTGGGCCAAGTGTTAGCGTGAATACCACATCCGGGCACGATCAGGTCAATCTAACAAACATCCCGATCGGGCCAAATAATCCGATCTTACCAGGTGTGGCAACAAACTACATCATAGGCAGGAACATTTACAGGACAACGGTCGGAGGCAGTACATTCTACTATCTCACGAGCATAGGCGACAACACCACAACTAGCTACACAGACACAACGCCAGATGCTAGCCTCAACACAAGCGCAATGCCACCAACAGTGAATACTAGCGGCGTGATGATCTTTCCACCCAAAGAACGAGATTTTGCAGAGTATAGCAATATGTTCGACTCGAATATTGCCCTCGCTGCTGGTGGCAATATGGGGCTGATGGGAGCACCAGGAGATACAGGGCAATCACCAACGGGCAATAGTTCACCGAGCTTTACACTGAGGCTCAATCCGATGGAACTGCCGAAAGATAACACGCTGGTGATGAGGGTGTTCTACGCGACGAAGCAGCAGTTAGACAGCAATGGCTCGACGATCCCAGAGGTGCATAGGGATGTCATTGCTTTGGGCGCAGCAGCTTATGCGATTGAGGCATATCAGGTTCCAACAAATGATAACTTCGATTTTCAAGATGGAGGCCTCAGGGACCGCATTGATGACACGGCGATCCCGTCCAATTTTCTTACATTAGCGAAGTATAAGATGCAACAATTCACCGATCGTTTAAATGAAATCAAGCAACAAAGAGACTTTGCATCTTCATCTATAGCCCATTGGGGCGAGATTCCGCGCCTTTATTGGAGACTATAGTACAAACGGTCTATAAGCTTGATTTGTACCGCTATCTACGTTATAATATAAAGGTAAGGAGGTGGTACAAATGAAAGAAGCCACAAGCTATCGACTAACTACAGAAGTCAAGCAGCTTATAAAGTTGCTAGCACAAAAGTTAGGAGTTAATGAAACATCAATTGTAGAACTAGCAGTTAGAAAACTAGCAAAAGAGGAAGATGTAAAGATTAGTTAGCAAGGAAGGATGATGCCCCCGCGTTGCTGGTAACAACCGAGGGCGTGATGAAGGATTAGCTTCATGAAAAATAGTGTATCACGACCCGGCTCAAATGAGCAATGTCAGCAATTGGCCTTAATATTTGAGCCATTATCAGCAGATAAGAAATGGTGCTCTGGATGCAATCAGACAAAGGATGTGACAGAGTTCCATAAGGATAAGTACAAGTCAGACGGATACAGAACAGTATGCAAAGAATGTTTCAAAGCGAGAAGAAAGAACAAATACATGTGCCAAGAATACAAAGAAACTTTTGAGGAGAAATACACAATATTAGGATATAATGGCTTTCACTTTTGCCTACCTTGCTCAGAGAAGTTTAAAGATAGGAAAAAATGCAGCAGATGCAAAGAGATTAAAGACCTTAGCGAATTTGGAGAAAACGCAAACAGAAGAGACGGCTATAACTACTACTGTAATAATTGCAGACGTGAGGTAGAACAGGATGCTCGTAGCAACAAGCTTCAAGATAAGGGATCAAAACAGTGTCGAACTTGCAAGCAGGTCAAAAGCGTTGAAGAGTTTGATATAAACCTCGCTAGCAGGAATAAGCTTAAACTTAATTGCAGAGAATGTGAAGAAGAAAAGAAACATAAAAAGGAGAAAGATAGAACAAGAGAATACAAAGAATGCATTATAAGCCCAGCACAAGCACGAAGAATAACAAGCATTTATGGCATAACTGGAGAAGACTATACAAGAATGTTTGAGGAGCAAGGAGGAGTATGCAAGATATGCAAAAGGCCAGAAACTAAGAACAAGGATAAGTTACTATGCATAGATCATTGCCATAAGACAGAAAAGGTAAGAGGACTACATTGCTCAATCTGCAATTGGGGGATAGGGCACTTTGAAGACAATATAGAGTACTTAGCCAGCGCAATTGAGTACCTGAAACAGTATTAGTAGAATCAGTGGTGAGGGCCAGTCGAAGCTCTCACCACAACATTGGAGATTGTAGAATAGGAGATTTATTATGCAAGTACAGAATGCATATAATATTGCAGGGCTTATTAATGTGTTATTTATACTTCTGATAACCACAGGAGCTCTCTGGGCATTCAAGAAAAGTGTCATGAAGGCAACTGGAGAGATACAAGCGCATACTAGCAATCTGCAAAATAATGCTATCGCTGCATTAGAGCAAGAGTTAGGTGTAGTGAGAAATAAAATAAGTGATATTGAGCGTGAAAATAAAAAGCTCGATCAGATCATTTTAACGCTCTGTGATGCTATGAAGAAAAGAGGACTAGACATTAGTATCGATGGAAATACGGTTACCGTGAAAGATGGCAACCAGACTAGCACGGTGAGGATAACGGGGGTGTAGTGTGGCGACGGTTGGCGTTGATTCTGAGGTGATTATCGATTCGAACGGATACTTCATCAAGCCTGATAGCTACAAAGTGAAGAGGCCTCGCATAAGCAAGGCAACATACCGAGCTGACGGTACTTTGAGCTATGTTGATCTCGGGCCTGGGAAGCGAGTGTGGAGCATGACGATATTGTGCCGCAATGAGTTGCAGGGCTATAATGGCACCAGGACGGGAATTAGTGGTGAACAGTATCGTGATGATTTATTGAGCAGCTATACCAGCAATGTAGCAACGACAATAAGTTTCACCGATCCTAAGGGCAGCTCAGTCAATGTCTATTTTCAGAACTACGAAGAAACGATAGTAGACCTACATTCGCAGATAATAGCTTTGTCTACTGGTGGTAGCTTGGCGGGATCTTATGATGTGACTGTGGAATTATTGGAGGCATAGATGATTAGAAGAATAGAAGAGATGGAAAAACAAATAGAGCAGAATGCTGCAGAGATCCTAAGGTCTGCACGTCACATCGAAGCGAATCTAGACACCTACAGCGAACGAAAGAAAACCATCCCGCACATTAAAGACCTCATATTTACGCTCAGAGAAACTGCACACCTCGTCAATGAGTGCGAGATGGATATGTGCAGCCAAAGAATAGATATGATGCCTTGCACAATGTGTAATAATCACTATCCAGTTGCTAGTGAACACATCAAGGGGATACGATGGGAGCCAGTGCCAGGTAAGGGATGGGTCTATATCTGCTGGGAGTGCGCAATAGGGCTCGGCGAGGTTATCAATAGACAGATGAAAAGCCTAAGCTATAACTTTCTATTCTCGCTAGATAAGGAGACGGGGACGCAGCGAGGCAAGTTGCTCAAAGAGATTGAGGAGGTGAGGTAGATGTCAGCAAGCGAGTATTTAAAAGATCTTATCAAACATAGAGCATTAGTTGCAGAGCACATACTTACCATCACAGCAGATCTAAACAAGAGAGCAGTTCACCACGATGACTCGAAGTTTAGCCCAGAGGAGTACGATGCATACGAGGAAGCCTTTCCAAATTTGCAGAAGTATGCCTATGGAACTGAGGAGTTTAGGGCCGAGCTGAGAAAGATCAAGCCAGCGATTGAACATCATTATCAGGAGAATGATCATCACCCAGAACACTTCGAAGCTGGTATATCACAGATGAACTTGATAGAGATCATCGAGATGGTCTGTGACTGGGTAGCAGCTTCAGAGAGAAGTCAGACTGATTTGCTCAAAGGTCTTGAGATTAATAAGGAGCGTTTCAAGATTAATGATCAATTATACTGTATTATAAAAAATACGGTCATTGTTATAACTGGAAAGAATGAGAGACCTGACCCAAATACGCTGTATCCTGATGTGCTACTAACCGGACCATTTTCAGAGCCGTGAAACGCGCTAATATAGGATGGTTCGCAGAAAACGTACTTCACCGCAAGCTCTATCCATACCAAGAAGAGGTAGGCAACCGAATACTTGAATCTGTCCTCAATAACCTTGGCCTCACCTTCACAATTATGTTTGCACGTCAGATGGGCAAAAATGAGACCTCAGCAATTTTAGAGGCGTACCTATTATGTTGCATGGAAAGCGGCACTATCATCAAGGCGGCACCCACCTTCAAGCCCCAGGTGATCAATAGTAGATTAAGACTGCTCCAGATGTTAGAGAATGACTTCACGGTAGATAGAGTGTTCAAATCGTTCGGTTACATTATCGGGGTCGCCCCAAGTCCTAAACAGCGTCGTGATGCCATTGGACCCAGGATCATGATGTTCAGTGCCGACGAGGGATCGAATGTTGTGGGTGCCACAGCATCATTGTTGCTCGAGATCGACGAAGCCCAAGACGTCAGCTCACAGAAGTTCGACAGAGACTTTAGACCAATGGCGTCAACGACAAACGCGACGACTGTCTTATATGGCACGGCCTGGAGCGACGATACTTTGCTAGCAATGACCAGGGCGCACAATTTAGAGCTCGAGCAACAAGACGGCATCAAGCGCCACTTTGAATATACATGGCGTGAGTTGGCAAGCATTAACGATAATTACAGGAAGTTCGTCGAGGCTGAGATCTCGAGACTCGGGCCCGACCACATTACTATTCGAACTCAATATGAGTTGCAGCCCATTAGTGGCGCAGGGTTTTTATTGAATGAGTTGCAACGGCATATGATACAAGGTAGCCACCAATGGATGTCTTTCACGGGTAGGTATTTTGAAAAGAGAGCAAGCCAGCAGACAGATCAATCTGCTAAGATGAAGGATTGAAAGAAGACTTCATCGAAGGAGAAAGATCATGTCTCAG